CTTCTGTATATCTTTGGTTATAAAGTTGCATTAAATCTGCTTCACCCTTCATGTATGTATACGCTTCAACAAGTGATCCGTAAAGTAATGCAGTGTCTGCATTCGTGCCTAGCCATGATGTATTAGAGTCAACGCCAACTATAGAGTTCGGCATGTAGTAATAATGTAACTCAGTTACATAGTTTGCGTCAGCCGAGTTAAGACCAGGCGTTGGTCCAATAATAAATGTGTCGCTCGCAAAGGTGCCGTAGTATTTAGGCGTACCTGTAGTAGAAGCATTCGGATATGTAGACCTAATAAAGTTTGCGTCTTTATTTAATAAAAATATTTGATTACTAGCATCTGTTATTGACAAGGACAGTGGAAAAAGAAAGTCTGACGGCATGGCCAAATATGGACTACCACTTGTCATTGTGCCCGCTGTATTTTTACGGTTTACTGGCAAGTTTACAGAACGATAGATTCGTTGCTCTGCTTGTTTTACAAATGTTGGTATGGTATCATTAAAATCCGTACCAGTATTATTTGTGTAATCCTGTATGGCACTCTTCAAATCTAGATAATTCATGTTGTAGTCACCGTTACTGTACCGACTGAGCCAGTAACAAGTAAGTTGTTAGGTGTTAATTCTTCGTCTCCATGAAACCCTACGGGCATCCATCCCCATTGTATGTTCCTTGAGTCAGCAAGCTCTCTATCTGGCCTAGCATCTCGTAATGCCTGTGGGTCTGCGTAGTCGCCTAATCTACCTAAGAAATTTTGAGGCTGGTCCTCGTCAAGCATGTCACGACCGACCATAAGACCAGTCAGGCGACCCGCTTTCACTTGAGGAACCAAGTCCTTCAATTTATATCTAAATCCAGTGCGATCACAGAAGCCAAAAGCATATTTACCATTAGCGAAAAGTGCCATTAGTAACCCCCCGGCACGAAGTGTACGGAGGATCGGTCACGATCTTCGGACTGAGCAATATCCCATTGGAACTCATACTCCTGCTTTAATTCCATGGAACGTGCAAAAGCTTCTGGATATTTTTGTGAAATACGAAACGCCAGACCAGAAACAAGTGCAGGCAAAAATCGTGCAGGTGCATCAGGATTAGTAGATCCTATTGAACCAGTATCTTCTATCCTTCTAATTTTTTGAAATGCTAAAGTGTAGACCTTATCTGGTGTGGGCCAAAGGTGTGCAACAGGTGCATCTCTTTGTTTGTCGATATAAATATTTACAGGTCTACCTTCAGTAAGCTTATTGGGAACATTAGAATATTGCGATACACTAAAGCGTGACAACGGTAAATCGCTTTGAGATGTACCTGAACCATCTCTGATCCAGTATTCAATTAGATCGACGGTGTCAGCAGGAAGCGTAACAGTTGAAGTACTTGCGACGGTGCTTGCAGTTCCTTGTTCTACACACCAAAAGTTAAGACCACGATTAGCCCACTCAAGACTAAGAAGGTTCAATGATCTCCTAGCCGTTTCTATATCATAGCCACTCTTTGACTGAAGGCCGCACCTTTCAAATGCCTCTTCAATAACCTCTGATATATCTAAATTAAATGTCGCTGTTCCTGAAGTAGCCATTATTCGTAGCTCTTGCTCAGCTTCAACATCACAGAATAGCGATCACCAGACCCAAGACCTACTGTGGTAAACGCAATATTGCCTGTCTTGCCACTACCTGAATTATTTGTAAGCGGTCCAGCAGACCTAAAATCGAAGTACCCATATCCACTAAGGCTCCAAGCAAGAACATCCGCTGTAGCTTCCCACAACATATCTACACTCACGCCACTGCATTCATACCAGACACATTCAATAGACACTCCAGTACATGCGGCACCTGAACCTGATTGGGATTGTAGGTTAGCAACTATCACCTTATTAACAGCAGATTCGTCTCCACCATCAACATAGATATCGGTGAACTTCATCACGGCAATTCTGTCGCCATCTTGCAAGGTTTGCGAGGTTTTTGTATCAGCCATCTAAATCTCCTTATGGGTACGGGAGCTTTCGCTCTGCCCATAGCAGAAGACGTAGCCACCCACCCAGATAGATGGGTGGCTCTATCTTATTTTAATATACTACTTATTCAAACGGAGTGACTAGTGTACCATCACCGTGTAAACTTGCGTCACAATGCCATGGTATACCAGCGGCACTTCCATACGTTGGGAGTGCTACCAAGCGAATAATTCCACCTACCAGCCAACCCTGTGTTGCTGATCCCAAATCAATGGTAGTCGTATTGGCACTGGCAAATGCATTTGTGTCTCCTTCACCAGCAGGATCAAATAGTCGTGCAAAACCTGTGTAGAACTGAGTACCAGAACCTGATAGGATTTGTCCTGCACCTGTAAAGGTGGTGCCGACTATAAACTTATAGTTAAGCCCAGCAGTAGCAACTGGTAGTGTTACCACAATGCCTGCTGCTCTGTTAAGGGTAAAGACAGTACCTGACTGAGTAGCTTCTACATCATAAGTAGCAGTGTCAATGCTGACGGACCGATTACGATAAATCATAGAACCACTAGTGTCTACATCAAAATTAGTGGTGTATGCACCCGTAGTTGCACTCTTTGTTACCTGTTCAAGCCCACCTTCTGCCCGAACATTACCTTGAAAAGTTGTATTAGCCATGTGCTTCTCCTGTAGTGGCTAGTTTCTACTATTACTAGTAGTCAGAAAAAGAAAAGGGGTGAGGATAAACCCCACCCCTTCACTCATACTATGCTCCTGATGTTCCCCAGATCCCTAGTGGATCAGAGACACCGAAGCTGTACCGCTCACGAGCCTTGTAACGAACATTTCCAGTATCAAAATCACCGTCCATGCTTGTTTCAAGTGCTACACGATTAAAGTGCTTCATTCCGTTAGGAACGTCTGTCATCAGGAACCATGCATCAGCATCAGTTAGATAATGATTAACAACAGTTCCGCCAGGTACAACACCCATCGACCGTACTGCGTTGATGTCGTTGTCAGCAGTTCCAGGACGAAGATCAGACTTCATCACCCGTGCCGCAACGAATTGCAGGTCAGGTGGGATTACAAGTGTCTGAGGACGAGCAGCGATCATTAGACCACGCTCATCTGTCCACTTGCCAATCTGAATTACAGCAGCCTCAATAGAAGTCTCGTTGAGGTCAGCATCAGTACTGGGCCTATTGGAGTTTGTCCCACCACTAACTAGTGGATGGGCTGTATTAAACAAACTTACTCCATCGCCAGACTGATAAGCATCAAAGCCAGTATTAAGCGGAACTACTGATTTGACTTGTTTGGTGTGGGCCATGGCACGAGCCAAAGCCTTAGTATAACGAGCCGACAGGGAATCATAGAGATTGTCTTCCATAGCTTCTTCTGTAATAGCGAAGCCCATGGCGATAGTCTCATGGTTGTAGCGAGCCGTGAAGCTCTCCTGTGCAGCGTCGTAAGAGATTGCCGAACCTTCATCCTTGACAGGTGCAGCGTCGAAGCCCGAAAGCTTTACTTCTTCCTCAAAGGACCTATCTGAACTTTCAGTCTCATAGAGTGCAGAATGCTCGTCATCATAACGTGCATACTCCATTCCAAAGAGAGCATTCAGTCCAGGCAATAGTTCTTTGAGCAGTTGTGCTCTTGATATAGCCATAAGTCAGTTTCTCCTATACGCCAGTAGCGTTCAAATATTGATGAATGCAGACACTTGCCGACGAAGGATGGTTAAATTTAACCAAGACTTCGGGATAAGCATCACTATTGGTCGTTCCTACTGGAGCTAAACTGTGAGGGCCACTCACAAAATCAAGAATCCTAAGAGGAAATGTTGCCGTTACGACTGGCGACCCACCAGTTAAAGAACTCTTTGATTTACCAAGGCTGGTTGATCCACCAGTAAATGTGTAACCTGCATTCAGATTACGATCAGCGTTGTTCATTACTGTAGTACCTTGCATTTGGAATACAACCCAAGGATCGTCCAATACATAGGCCATCGCATCGGTGGCCACTGTATCTTCGGTCCACATCTGTGCGAATGTTTTTCCTTCACCTGTTTTACTGTAGGAACAACCCATAAAGATACCACATGTAATACATGCGGTCTTGGCTCCATCTGCTGTATCAGTAGCCACAATAGTACCATCTGTATGAATTTTGACAAAGTCACCATTAAATATGTTCTCAGAATATCCACTAGTAATTGGTATTTGCCTCACTTTCCCTGTATAGGAACCTGAGGCACTCAATGTACCAATGGGTCTGGCTCCATACGGTGATGCTCCATCCGTAAGACTAGCCATAATTTATTACCTTATTTAATTATTAAAATTTTGTAACATTAGCGACCACCGCCACCAAATGCTACACGAGTCTTTCTATCAGGTGCGAGAACTGGCATCCGAGGATCGTTCTCACGCATGTAATTGTTGTCAACGGCTTGCATCTGTGAATCAGCGTGTTTCTTGTAGTAATCACGCCTTTGCTGTACCACCTCTTCAGGTGCCTTGCAGAGCAAAAGTCCACCAACCTCAATGTTTCCTTTTTCTCCCCACTCTGATTTATGATCACTCATAATCTGAAGTTCGGGGTGGTCTTCATTGCGAACAGGTTCCCAACCTTCCCTAAGTCTCTTGGAAACATTGGTATTATCCGGACTGCCGACCATTGATGTTCGTATCCACCTGAAGACCCAACCATCTTGTGGTATGGGGTCTGGCAGAATTGATGCAGGTTCCCAAGCTTTACTACGAACCTCGGTTTCACGAGTCTCTAGCTCTCTAGGTTTCCTGGAATCACGCTTTTTAGCCATTATACCATCTCCTTCATCAGTTGTGTTGCATATTGTTGTGGTGTTAAGCCCAGGCGTTTTGCGAGTCGTACCTGTGTATGTGTCAACTTTACCTTATTCTGAATCACTCCACCACTATTTCTAGAAGCAGGAGCAACTACAGGGTTTGCTCTTCTACGAGTAGATGCAGTGTTAACAGTAATACTGTCTCCACCGAAGTGCGTAGGAAAAACTTCTTTCATACGTTTATCAATTAATTTATAATACTCATCGGTGTCTGGGTCAACACCTTCTCCTACAAGTCTCTCATGTACGCCATAAGCAAAACTAGTCATCTCTTTATCCGATCCAAACCATTCATTACTCGACTGCCAGTCCGCCGCCTTGGGATCAGGCTCTGGGATCGGAATTGGTTCTTCTTCGTATGGAAGTTGTTGCTGAGCCTCTTGTTGCTGGGCCGCTACATCCTGCTTCCAATTCTCTATGACTTTCTTAGACACCGAAGGTGCATATGCCTGGGCAAGCTGTGCATTTGTTAGATTTTTCTGTGCTTCAGCTATATTATCGGCATCTCCTGATCCATGTGCCTCTTTAAAGTTCTTTTCAGCAAGCAAAAGTTGGTTATCTGCCCGATGTTGGGCCTGTTGTGTCAATGCAGTCTGGGAATTTTGTACTAATTGTACTAATCTTTGGTTTTCTACCTGAAGTGACTGTGTATAGTTGACAGCTTCATTAGACAGCTTTTCTGCTGACTCTTTCGACCTACGTTCCTCGTGATATTCTTTTTTTAGCTTATTGATACGTTTTTGCACCTTACTTCCGTACTCAGTAAGCTCATCAGAGTCATCTGAGGGGGATGCAAACTGCTGATCCTCCTCTGATCGGTCATCAACTACCTCAATACTAACTTCTTCGGATGATTCGGGTTGTGGCAGCTCAATTGTCGTCCTTACACCCAAAAACTTGTCTTCTTCGCTTATTCTTCCAGTTTCTTCACTCATATTAAGCCCTTTCTACGCCTCTGGGGTCTTCTACAACCGCCTCTACAGTATCATCATTGATTAAACGAAATTCCTTACCATGAATCTTGATTCTTGTGCCACTAAACGCCCTGAATATCACCCAATCGCCCTCCTTGCAGTAAGGACCAGTAGGAAATCTAGGAAAATTGGCGTATGCATCGGGTCCAACCCCCAATACAAACCCGACAACAGTAGAAATTGACTCTTCATGCTGGAATTTATCTGATTTTATGATGCCACCTTCCGTTCTTTCGTCAATTTCAGGAAGTGCAATCAATAATTTGTAACCCGAAGGCTTAGGTAGCTGTGATGCAGAGGGTGCTGGGTCATCAACGTCTTTAAATGTAATATCTTCTATATCAATAACAGGATTGTCTATTTCTTTTGCGAGTGTAGACATAATTGCCTCTCGTTTAATTGTGGCATCCTTGCGGACGTTGCTCTTCTAGTTAGAAGGTTTACTTTTTTAGGTGTGCTTTCATTTTAATGTTACATATTAATTAATTTTTCCTCTAAATCAATAATTTCACGCTCTGTCCATGCCAAACCTTCTATAATTCCACACATTTTGCGGTACTCTTCCATGTTTGATGCAGAACCTACAGCTAAATGATCGGCAACTTCATTCATTTGGCTTCTAATCTTTTTTTTAAGTAAAGATAACACGTTCTCATTCATCCTTACGCCTCCTTTCTCTATCTTTTTGTTCTGCTTGGGCAATAAATTTGTCCGTGTCAAGCCCAACCTTATACCCTTCGGCCTCTTGCTCAGCCTCAAACATTTCTAACTCTGCCACAAGTTTCTGTTGATCGGCATTAACCTTAGCGGCCAACTCTTTTTCATCCATAGAAAGATCTGCCGTAGCTTTTTCTCTTGCAAGATCAAGTTTGGCGGCATCCAACTGTTGCCTCGCTTGATCGGCCTGCTGTTTTCTTTGCACATCCATTTCACGGATACCAAGTTCACGATCCCTCTGTTTAACAATTGGATCTTCCTGCTGTGCAGCCATTTCTTCAGCCTGGGCCTGTTGCTGTTTCTTGCCCATCATCTGATCTGCAGCATCTGCCACCATCACACTAAGCTGTCTTTCTATATTTGTAGGTAGTGGCTCTCCAAGCGGAGGCAATGGTGCTCCAAGCTCTTGTTCTATCTCTCTACGGAATATAAATGCTAAGTGTTCTCTTACATGTGCATCCAACGCACCACTCACAGCACCACCCGCAGGACTATTCTGAACCTCCTGTGCAAGTTGCGGATCATTCTTAAGTGCCATGTGAACACGCATATGTGCTTCGTGGTCCTGGTATTCATATACCTTAACGGGAGCCATGGTAAGCATATCTTGATTTTCCGTAACAGGATCTTTAGGGGGAACTTCTTCCTGATTCGGAACAACCTTATCAGAGTTTGGTATACCTATAAGATCCATCATTTGGCGATGAAGCAAGGGCATGTCATATAAATTTGGAGCCTGTGCAGCTAGTTGTAGTGCGGCTTGATACTGCATAATTCTCTGGGCCATGGTAGATGCATTAGGATCAGACACTGGCACTATATCTATGCGATCATCAAAGTCTTCTAGTTTGATTCCTTCGCCTTCGTCTGTTTCGTATGGATAGTCAGGTTCTGTATAGTCAGCGAC